GTCCAGCACCACGGATATCACCGCCTTTGTCCTCGTTTTCCCGCCTCTGGACGACCAGGACAAGTACTGCATCCTGCCCTACTTCTGGCTGCCGGAAGAAACCCTGCCCCTTAGGGTAAAGCGGGACCATGTGATGTACGACACCTGGGCACAGCAAGGATTCATCCAGACCACAGAAGGAAATGTCATCCACTACGGGTATATTGAAAAGTTCATCGAGAAACTGGGGGAACGATTCAATATCCAGGAAATTGCCTTTGACCGATGGGGCGCCGTACAGATGGTCCAGAACCTGGAGGGGATGGGCTTTACGGTGGTCCCCTTCGGACAGGGATTCAAGGACATGAGCCCTCCCACCAAGGAGCTTATGAAGCTCACGCTGGAGCAGCGAATTGCTCATGGAGGGCATCCAGTCCTTCGATGGATGATGGATAACATCTACATCCGGAGAGACCCTGCTGGCAACATCAAGGCAGATAAAGAAAAATCCACAGAAAAAATCGACGGGGCCATAGCCACCATCATGGGCCTGGACCGGGCTATCCGGTGCGGAAATCATGTCCAGGAAAGCGTCTATGACTCCCGAGGTATGCTTTTTGTATAGAAAGGAACTTCCCCCTATGAATTTATTTTCCAAACTTTTCAAATCTAGGGACAAGCCCAAAAACAGCCTTCTGGGCGGCGGACACTGGTTCTTTTTTGGGGGCTCGTCTTCCGGGAAGGCGGTCAATGAGCGCTCTGCCATGCAGATGACGGCGGTCTATGCCTGCGTCCGGGTCCTTTCGGAATCCATTGCCGGGCTTCCCCTCCATCTGTTCCGGTACAACCGGGAGGGAAATGGGAAGATTCGGGACTTCCAGCATCCTCTTTCTGGGCTTCTTCACGATGCCCCCAATCCGGAGATGACCAGCTTTGTGTTCCGGGAGACCCTTATGACCCACCTTCTGCTGTGGGGCAATGCCTTTGCCCAGATCATCCGAAATGGCCGGGGCCAGGTGGTGGCTCTGTATCCCCTTATGCCGGATCGGATGGAAGTGTGCCGGGATGGGGATGGGGAAATATACTACTTATACACCAAAGCCACCGATGAAAATCCAAAAATCAAAGCCTATGGCACGGTCCGGCTCCGAAAGGACAATGTGATGCATATTCCCGGCCTGGGGTTTGACGGCCTTGTAGGGTATTCTCCCATCGCCATGGCCAAGAACGCCATCGGCATGGCCATTGCCTGCGAGGAGTTCGGCGCGAAATTTTTCGCCAATGGGGCTTCTCCCAGCGGTGTCCTGGAACATCCGGGGACCATCAAGGATCCTCAGCGGGTCCGGGAAGCCTGGCAGTCCCAATTTGGAGGCAGCAGCAATGCGGGGAAGGTGGCCGTATTGGAAGAGGGCGTGCGCCCAGATGGGCGTCATTGATAGTAGTGTTTGGTACTACCACCCACAATCATGGGTGAGTTGACCTGTCTTACCGCAAAGTGAAAGCTGATACGGGAACATAGCACGACAGGAAAGCGGTAAGTTACTCAAAGGCTAAAGGGTACGACTGAACCGCCACAACAATCGGATATGAGGTTTAAGGTATCTACTGAACGTGAGACTTGAGTGTCCATTTCCGAGGGGAATTGGGAAATTAGCCTGTTACCCATTCCGTGACTGACTGTCTTTACATCCTTCAAAGGCGGCATGATTGCGAATGTCACGGCACGAGCAGGAGAACCTGTGTTAAAGAGTCTAAAGCGGAACCGATAATTCGAGCATACCAAGCAATGACGCTAACTGGGGATACCCTAAAGGCAGATGCCGAAAGGCTATAGTCTATAGGACTTGAATACCGCCCATGGGTACGGAGCGTTCGTAGTAGTCCGAGAGAGTTAATAGCTCTTACATGGCGAAGGAACGCAGCTTATGCAACTCTAAAAGGAAAGGTGAAAGGGAGGAGAAACCTCAATGAAACCAACATCTGAAATTTTAGAACGAATGTACAGAAATTCTGAAGAGCATTCAGACGGTATCTACACGCGGCTCTATAGGTATCTTTTGCGAGAGGATATTTACATGACCGCATACAAGAACCTTTACGCAAACAAGGGCGCAGGAACTGAGGGTGTGGACAATGATACGGCTGACGGTTTTGGAAAGGAATATGTGAATCAGATTATTGATGAACTGAAAAACCAAACCTATGAGCCAAAAGCGGTAAAACGTGTCTACATTCCTAAGCGCAACGGAAAAATGCGTCCATTAGGTATTCCGTCATTCAGAGACAAACTGATACAGGATGCGATACGGCAGATACTTGAAGTAATCTATGAGCCTGTTTTCAGTACTCATTCGCACGGATTCAGACCGAATAGAAGCTGTCACTCAGCGCTGAAAGAAATCAGCCGTTCTTTCCGCAGTACGAAATGGTTTGTCGAGGGAGACATTAAGGGATGCTTTGACAACATTGACCACACGGTTCTGCTGAATCTGCTTTCTGAGAAGATTAAGGACAGCAAGTTCATAAATCTGATAGGAAAGTTTCTGAAAGCGGGCTACATGGATAATTGGGAGTACCACAAGACATACAGCGGAACTCCGCAGGGCGGCATTCTTTCCCCGATTCTTGCAAATATATATCTGCATGAGTTGGACAAGAAAGTAGAAGCCATGCAGAAAGAATTTAATGCGCCTGCTGATTATGCCTATACACCTGCATACGGCAAAAAGGTGAGAGGAATTGTCAAATTGCAAAAGCGTTACGGCGAATGCGTTGATGAAGCGGAAAAGAAAGAACTGTTAAAACAGATTCATAAGCTTGAAGTGGAAAAGCGCAGATTGCCATACAAGGACGCTTCCGACAAGAAAATCGCCTATGTACGCTATGCTGATGATTTTATTATCGGTGTCAGCGGAAGCCGTGAGGATGCGGAGCGTATAAAGCAGGAGCTTACGTTGTTTGTGGCAACAAGATTAAAACTGGAATTGTCTGACGAGAAAACAAAAATCACGCACAGTTCCGGCAATGCTCATTTTCTCGGATATGACATCAACGTGCGCAGATGTCAGGAATCCAAAAGGAAAACCAATGGGGTTTTACAGCGGACGCTTAATAACTCTGTGGAATTGCTTATTCCCATGGAGCGGATTGAGAAGTTCATGTACGACCGTGAGATTGTCATTCAAGGTAAGGACGGCAAACTCATCCCATGGCAAAGAAACTCAATGGCGGGTCTTACTGACCTTGAAATTGTAGATACCTATAACTCGCAGACTCGTGGAATCTGTAATTATTACTGCATAGCCAGTAATTTCTCAAAGCTGACGTATTTCGTTTATCTGATGGAATACAGCTGTCTGAAAACACTTGCTAAGAAGCATAAAACCAGAATATCAGGCATAAAGAGGATATTCAAGTGCGGAAAGTCGTGGGGCATTCCTTATAAAACGAAGAAAGAGAAAAAGCGCATGATGATTGTGAAATTCTCGGACTTCAAACGAGGAACTGTCTTTGACGAACCAAGCATTGATACGGTGAAGAACCATATCCATTTCAACACAAGAAATTCTCTTGAAGCCAGGTTGAAGGCTTGTAAATGTGAATTATGCGGTGCGGAAGGTGATGGCATTGCTTTTGAAATTCATCACATCAACAAGATGAAAAACCTCAAAGGTAAGGAGCAATGGGAAATGGCGATGATTGCAAGAAAGCGGAAAACACTTGTTGTTTGTAAAGAATGCCATAAGAAAATCCATCATTCGTCATAGTGTAAATGGAAAGCCGTGTACATCGAGAGGTGTAAGCACGGTTTGGGGAGAGGCTTGTGCAAACCGACATTGGAAACAATGCACGGCGGCACTTGCCTACTCTACATGAAGTATTCGCCCATTGGCATTTCCCCGGATCAGGCCCAGTTCCTGGAAACCCGGAAGTTCCAGATTGACGAGATTGCCCGAATCTTTCGGGTACCCCCTCACATGATTGGGGACCTGGAGAAATCTACCTTCTCCAACATCGAGCAGCAGTCTCTGGAATTTGTGAAATACACCCTAGGCCCCTGGGTGGCCCGGTGGGAACAGGCCATGAGCCAATCCCTTCTGACCCCGGAAGAACGGACCCGGTATGAAATCCACTTCAATGTGGACGGGCTTCTCCGGGGCGACTACGAAAGCCGGATGAACGGCTATGCCGTAGGCCGCCAGAACGGGTGGCTATCTGCCAACGATATCCGGGAACTGGAAAACATGAACCGGATACCGGAAGAAGAGGGCGGGGATCTGTATCTCATCAACGGAAATATGACGAAATTAAAAGATGCCGGCCTGTTTGCAGGCTCTGGCAATAAGGAGGAACCCCATGAAACGTAAATTTTGGAATTGGGTGAAAAACGAAGGGGAAGACACCCGTACTCTGTATCTTACCGGAGAAATCTCCGATGAAACCTGGTTCGGAGACGAAGTAACACCAAAGATCTTCAAAGACGAACTGATGGCCGGCAGCGGGGACATTACCCTTTGGATCAACTCTCCCGGAGGTGATGTGTTTGCAGCGGCCCAGATTTATAACATGCTGATGGATTATTCGGGACAGGTAACCGTAAAGATTGACGGCATTGCGGCTTCTGCGGCCAGTGTCATTGCCATGGCCGGGAGCCAGGTGGAAATGTCCCCTGTGGCCATGATGATGATCCACAATCCCATCACGGTGGCCATTGGGGATAGCAAGGAGATGCAGAAAGCCATTGATATGCTCTCTGAAGTAAAAGAAAGCATTGTAAACGCCTACGAAATCAAGACCGGCCTGTCCCGGAACAAGATTTCCAGGCTGATGGATGCCGAGTCCTGGTTCAACGCCAAGAAGGCGGTGGAACTGGGGTTCGCGGATGCCATCCTTTATACCGAAGAAAAAACGGAAAATGACATCAACGTGGATGCCATGCTATTTAGCCGGGCGGCGGTGACCAATTCCCTACTGACGAAGATGGCCATCCAATCCAAACCGAAAGAACCCGTCACCAACAAGGTCCCCGCGGACAAACTCATGAAGCGGCTGGGCCTTCTTGTGCATTAAGGAGGAATATCCATGAATCAGATCCTTAAACTGAGAGAAGAACGAGCCAACACCTGGGAAATGGCCAAGGCTTTCCTGGAATCCCACCGGGACAAGGATGGCATGGTTTCTGCGGAAGACAGTGCCGTCTATGACCGGATGGAAGAAAAAGTGGTAGCCCTGGGGAAAGAAATCGAACGGCTGGAACGCCAGCGGAACATCGATGATGAACTCAATCAGACCATCGATACCGCACTCAAGGTCAATCCCGGTGCCGGCAGTCCCAAGCCGGACACCAAAACCGGCCGGGCCAGTGATGCCTACACCAAAGCCTTCTGGCAGGCCTTTCGGGGGAAAGGTAATATCCAGGAAGTGAAGGATACCCTGACCATCGGCTCTGACCCGGAAGGCGGGTACCTGGTTCCGGATGAATATGAACGGACTCTTGTGTCCGCTCTTCAGGAAGAGAACTTCTTCCGCAGCCTGGCCCATACCATCCGCACGTCTTCCGGTGACCATACGATTCCTGTTGTGGCCAGCCACGGGGAAGCGGCCTGGATGGAAGAAGGCAGCGCCTATCCGGAAAGTGACGACACCTTCAGCCAGGTGAACCTGGGAGCCCATAAGCTGGGAACCGCCATCCGGGTTTCCGAAGAACTGATGAATGACAGCGTCTTTGACCTGGAAAGCTACATCACCCAGGAATTTGCCCGTCGCATCGGGACCAAGGAGGAAGAAGCCTTCCTGGTGGGCGATGGGAAACATAAGCCCCTGGGGGTGTTCCAGGGAGCAGAAGTAGGGGTAACGGCAGCCAAGACCGCCATCACCTTCGACGACATGATGGACCTGTACCACAGTCTGCGCACGCCGTACCGGAGAAATGCTTCCTGGATCCTGAATGACTCCACCGTCAAGGCCATCCGGAAACTGAAGGACAACAACGGCAACTACATCTGGCAGCCTTCTGTCCAGGTGGGCCAGCCGGACCGGATCCTTAGCCTGCCCTACCGCACGTCCAGCTTTGTGCCGGAACTGGCAGCCGGGAATAAGGCCATTGCTCTGGGAGACTATTCCTACTACTGGATTGCTGACCGGCAGGGCCGGAAGTTCAAGCGGCTTAGTGAACTCTATGCAGCCAACGGGCAGATCGGATTCCTGGCCAGCGAACGGGTGGATGGCCGCCTGATCCTGCCGGAAACCGTAAAAGTCCTGCAGGTCCAGGCCGGCTGATGACCGCTTTAGAGGGAGGCGATGAGCATGGCAGTGACGGGACTCATAACGCTTGAGGAAGCCAAAGCCTATCTCCGGATAGACGGAAACGAGGAGGATGACCTGATTGCCCGTCTCATTGCTTCCTCTGAGCGGCTTTGTCTGGATATCCTCCGCAAGGAAGAACCAGAAGAAACGGCGGCCTTCAAAATGGCCGTCCTTTTTTCGGTGGCTTACCTCTACGAGCACAGGGAGGATGCGGATTACCACAATCTGCTTCTTACCCTGCGCTCTCTTTTGTTTGGGGAACGAAAGGAAGCATTCTAATGAAAATCGGAAAGATGGACAAACGGCTCACGCTAATGGAACCTTTCCCTACAGAAGATGGGTATGGAGGTTTTTCCACGGAATACAAGGAAGTCGGCAGCATTTGGGCCCAGGTGCTCCAAACCAACTACGCCGAGCAGGAAGCCCAGGGAACTCCCATGAACCGGGAACAGCTGCGGCTGAAGATCCGGCCCCGCAAGGATTTGAAACGGGGATGGAGAATGCTGCTTTCTGGAGAACTGTACGAAATCGAAACCGTGGACAACACCTATCGGGACAGCACTACCCTGATCGTCCATCGATATGAACAGGGGGTGTAACCAATGGCTGTATTTACGGTAAAAGTCCCAGAAGGGGAACTGAGCAAGGCCATCCGGCAGATTTCTGCCTGGGATGGAAAGACCCGTCTCCGGGTGGAAGGGGCCCTGAAAAGGGGAACCAATGATGTGGCCCGGGAAGCCCGGCAGCGGGTGCCCGTACGAACGGGAAAGCTGAAGAAGTCCATCAAAACCCGGTTTTCCACGGTGAAGCTGGAAGGCCAGGTGTACAGCAATGTGCCCTATGCCCATTTGGTGGAATTCGGCAGTAGGGCCCATACGG